CTGATTGTAGCTGCGGCCCAAGCTGTCGGTGCCCGTGAAGCCATAGTTCTGGCGCGCGGCATAGATCGCGATGAAGCCGAAGCTGATGGGCGCACCCATCGACCAGCCGGCGATCAGCGCCTCAATTGCCGCTGCGTTGCCAGTCTGCGGGGGGCTGGTCTTGCCGTCGGCAGTGGGGTCCATCGGGGGCACTGAGGCCCCATGGACGCCGACCAGCGAATTTTGCAGGAAAGAGGTGTCTACAGGCATGTTTCCGCCCGCCGACACTGGCACCTTCATCAGACGGACGACCTCCTGCACGCTCTCCTTGACAATGGCTTCGATAAAAGCCGGTGTCGCCACCGTCCATGCTTCGACCTGTGCCGTGAAGGTGGTCGTCATATCATGACCTCCTTCTTGCTCTTCGCGTAGCGCACCGCCGCCGTGATGTAATCGATCTTGTATTCGGCGTGGCAGCGGCAGTTGATGACATCCTCCGGGAGGGCACCCATGGTGCGGTCGCCGGGGTGCATCATCTTCGCCCCTGTCTCGGGCGAGATGAACGGGGCTTGGTAGGCCACCTTCTTACCGTGCAGGATGTAATGGCTGCGCCGCTCGCGCCCGTCGCGATTGGTGCGCCAGATTTTCATCACGTCGCGTTCCTGCACCTTGCCGGTTTCGATCATCTGCCGGATGCTCTCGGCTTGGCCAGCGTGCAGGGAAAGTATCGTCTCGGTGCGTGCGATGTTCTCGCCACGCAGTTGCAGCAAGCTGTCGGAATAGCGCCCGACCATCTTCACCACGTCTTCGGCCTTCAGCGCCGTGCCGCTGGCGAGCGCCCGCAGCACCTTGGCATCGAAGCGCGCATCGCGGCGCTCGCGCGTGAGGTAGTTCTGAAGCAGCGCCGGGTCGCCTGAGAGAAGCTCCAGCTTGGCGTTCATGACGTACCGCGCCATCGATGGCGTCAACCCTACTAGGCCACCTTCTCGCCTTCCCGTGCGGGCGCTGACGCGGCCAACGATGTCCAGCGCCGTCGTGCGCGGGCCTTGGCCGCGCGAGATGCCGACTGAGAGGGTTTCGCGCACGGCCTTGCGCGCCGTGGTTGAGAGATTGACAACCAGCTTGCTGCTTTCCGTCCGCAGCCATTCCTCAGCCGGGGGAGATCGCACGTTGAAGCGGAAGACGATGCGGGTGCCGGTCAGCGGGTCGCGCGCCATGCGCGCCGCCTCAGCGGTCAGCACGGCGGCATACTTGAACACGTCGCCCACGGCGTCGGCCACCCCGGAAAAGACCACCGGGTCAAGGTTGAGCATCGACAGCGCATGTTCGATGTTGCCGGTCGCGATGGCGTCTTCCAGCGACTTGACCACCGTCTCGTCGGTGATGTCGTCAATGGCATCAAGGAACGCCGCCTTAACCTGCGGCTCCATCTGGTCGATAAGTTCTTGCAGGCTGGTGGGTATCGCCATCTACGACCTCAACACCAGCTTGTAGACGATGATGACGCCCGCTTCGGGCACCCGCAGCACCTTCTGAATGATGGTCGGCTCGCCGTCGATGTAGAGCTTGTCCGAGACGTGCGGGATGACGCCCGCCGGCAGGTCAAGCGCGGGCAGGATGGCCAGCCTGTCGGTGGCCAGCACGGTCATGCCATCGACCAGCTTGCGGTCAATCGGCTGCACCACGCCCTTGACGTAGACGCTCTGAACCTGCGGGGTATCGCCGGGGTCCCACGGGACGCCGCCGACCGGCGTGTTCCATTCCAGCGCGAGCAAGCCCTGCTGGAACTCGCCGATGATGTCATTGGCGATCTGGGCCATGTCTTGGTAGAAAGCGGCGCTCATGCGCGTTTCAGCCACTTGGTTATGCTGCGGCCCTGCGCGCCGCCCGCAGCGCCGCCCAGCAGGCACGCCAGCATGTTGTCCACCACGGTGAGCGTCGGCACCTGACCGGCCACCACGTTGCCGTCCTTGCCCGTGGCGTAGGTGACCGACACCGCACCGCTGACACTGACCGAGGTCTTGACCTGCCCGGCCACGACATCCGGCGAAAGCGAATTAGGCACCGCCAGTTCGCGCAGCGTGCCTTCGTAGGTGGCCCGTTCGATTTCCGCCGGCACCTCATCGACGGGTATCGTCTGGCCCTTACAATCGACGGCCCCTGTGCGGGGCCAGCCGAGTTCCTGTGCGCGACCGCCAGTCGGGGTGCCCGGATAGCGCGACCCATAAGTATTGTCTAACCAAAGCGTGGCCCGCTCAAGCGCCGGGTCTACCGCACCCGCGCTCGGGGTGTACCCCATGCGAATGCAGTAGGCTTCGAAGTTCTCTTCGGTGCCGTAGTGGGCCATCGCCTTATTTCTTCGTGTCCTTGTCCGCTGGCTTGTTGCTCGGCGGGGCCACTGCCGTGGTCTTGGGCACCACCTTCTCGGCGGGCATCGATCTGGTGCCCGCTGCCGGGGGCTTCGCCCGCTTGGTCGTGCGCTTCTTGGTCTTGCTCTTGGTCTTCGGGGCGTCGGCGTCGCCGTCGTCGTCCTCTTCAACCTCTTCGTAATCCGTCCACGCGGCCTGCTCTTCCTCAGCCGCTTCGACTTCCTCTGCGGTTGGCCCCTCGCCTTCCACGCTGGTTTTCATCACCAGCTTTTCGGATGCGTTGGCCTTGGTCGGGATGCGTTCGTGCAGGCGATCAAGGGTCGATTTGGGCTCGCCCTGCGGGTCTTCGATGTGCCGGCGGCCCACCATGTCGCGCACGTGGTCAAGGCGCAGCGGCAGGTCTACCGGGTCGCCTTCCTTGGTGTTCTCGGCGAGGCCGGCGACGACCTTCTCACCGACCTTCTTGACGCCTTCGATCATGGCTTCGCGAATGGCGACGACTTCCTCTTCCGCCTCTTCGCGGAAATCGTCCACCATGCGGAAACTGGTCTGGTGCATCTTGTTCCACGCATCGAACCGCTTCGCCTCAAGCTCAAGCTCGGGAAGCTGCGACACGCGGGCACGGCTGAAAGCTGACAGGCCCATGGCTGGGTTCCTTTCCCTGTTGTGAATGTGGGGGAACCGGTTGGGAGTGAGCCCGGTTCCCCCCTCGCTTACGGATCAACCGACGAAGAGTGATGGCCGCAGCGAAACTTACGCCAGCTTGTGCTTGAACTGCACGATACGGATGTTCTTGTTCTCGTACCGGCGGTTCCAGTTCGTGCCGACCGCGACTTCAGCGTTCGTGGGTGCCACGCCCGTTGCCGTGCCGACCCATGCCACACCACGCGGATGCATCACGAAATGGCGACGGTTGATCAGGATATCCTCGCCAGCGAGGCTATCGCGATCAGTTTCGGTCGGGGTCGGTGCGCCGCCGTCGGCGTAGCCGATTGCGCCAGCACCGAACAGGTAGCTGGTGTAAACGCCGGTCGCCACGGGCATCCCGTCGTCCACGATCACCCGCTTGCCCATGTAGTAGGGCAGGGTCGGGTTGCCGTCGCGATCTTCCTTGAAGTCGATGAGGCCCTGCTTGACCAGCACGGCGACCGTCGCCGAGTGCATGGCAAAGGCTGTCAACTGGTCGGCTGCGTCACCCAGCTTGTAGATGGCGTCCACCACGCTGTCGCCACCGATGACGGCGGCTGCGCCGGCACCTGCGGAGATGTCGTGGATGTTGCCCGACATGCTGGCGGCTTTGAAGATGCCTTCCAGAATGGCCAAGATCAGCGCCTGCCAGCGCCGTGACCAGTATGCGCCGACCAGCCCGGCGATTTCCCGCATCGGGTCGTCGCCCGAAAGGGCTTCGGCGAGGTCGTTGACGCCCCACGCCTTGCCGCGAGCGTGCAGCACGGCGATGTCCTGCGCCGAGGTGATCTTATCGACGCCCAGCGGCACGACATCGGACAAAATTTCTTCGACGCCGGTCAGGTCTTTCCAGAACGGCATGGCGAGCGTTGTGCCGCCCTTCATGCCGAAAACGTTTAGCTCGCCGACCGTCTGGATGATGCCGCTTTCATAGAACGCGGACAGGGCAGTCGTCCGCTCAACCACGTAGGGGTTGAAGATCGCGGGAACGATGACATCAGCAATTTTTGTAGCGGCCATAGGTGCAGTCCTCCTTGGTTGGCCATGATTTGAAGCATGAACCAACCGAAGTCATTGACCGTCCGGCTGGGGGGGACACTTCGTTCTGCCATTAGCCGAGAACAAATGTCCTATGTAGTCTGGTCGCCCGCCATTAGCCGAGGCAACCCTTACGCAGCAAGAATTCTATCGATTTCCGACTGCGTGCGCCCCGCTGCTTTCATGAAGCGACGGGCCTTGTCCTTGTCGGATTTGATGATGCGGCCCTGTTCCGTCATGTTGAAGGCTTCCTTCGACCACGGATTTATTTCAGAACCCCGACCGTTGCCAGACCCGTGGCTTCCTGAGCCTTTGGCTGGCGTAACGAACGGTTTACCATCGTCCGACTTAGACCAATTTTCCACGAATTTATCTATGTCTACCTCACCGAGGTCGGTGTCAACGACGGCGTGGCGCTTGCCATCGTCGCCCTTGCGCACCTTCACGGAACTGCGGAGCAGGGCACGGGTCGCGCCCATGAATTCCTTGGCGATGCCATTTTTAACCAGCGCTTCGGTCAGGCCGCCGTCCACAAGCGTCGCGTGGATGAGGTCGTCGCGTTCCTTGATTTCCTCTTCCTTGGCCCGCAGGTCGGCCACGCGCTTCGCCTCAGCGTCGCGCAGGCGCTGCTCATAGCGCTCGCGTTCCTTCTGAAGCTTCTGCTCGGTGTCCTTGTCGCGATTGGGGTCGTTCTTCAGCGTCTCAAGCTCGGCGGTGATGTCCGCGTAGCGCGCCGGGTCGAAATCGTCAGGCAAGCCTGCGGTCTTGGCTTCCAGATTGGTGACCCTGTCCTGAAGGGTCTTCTTTTCCCGCTTGAGCGTAGCCAAGGCCGTGGTCAGTGAATGCAG